GTCTGGCACAGGCCAAACAGTAATGCGTGGAGCGGGCTGGAGGCGCTCAATCCAAACTTGGATGGGTCGAGCTTGCTGAAGTTTGTTGGGAATCGTGGCATATGTGGAGACGCTGATGCGGGTGATTGTCAGGTCTGCTTGGGTGGACGCGTTTCCTGCGCCTGTGCGGATCACATGCTCAAGCAAATCGACGGTATCAGCAGGCAGGTCATACGTTGCCGTTCCCGCGACCAGCGGAATGGTTCCCTGCTCAAACGTCCACATGTTGATGCCACGGTTGGCCCAGTCTGCAAACAGCAGGTTCAGGGATCGGCGGGCTGTACGCAGATCGTAACCCGTCCGCATCTCAGCACCGCAGCGCTCGAACGCCTCCTCCACGATTTCCGTGAGGTCCATGTTGAATGCGGTGGTGCCTGATGTGGTCATTTAAAGCTCAGCATTTCCATTTTTTTAAGTATGCCGCAAGTTGCTCAGCCTTCAAAGAACTGTCGGCAACATTACCTGCAGCGAGATTGCAGCGACCGCACAACAAGTCCCGTACTTCGTTGGTTGTGTGGTTATGGTCTACGCAAGGGCGTGTGTTGCGCACCCCTTCAAACTCAAATTGCGTCCCACAACAAGCGCATTTGCCGCCCTGCGCCAACAGTTTTTCAGCAAACTGGGCGGCTGAAATCCCGTATTTTGCGGGGAGATTGTACTTTTGAACTTGCGCTCGCATACAGGGTTTGCAGGCGTAATTTAACCCTGACCGCTGGTTTTTGTTTTTGCTAAACGCGGTTGGGAGCAGCCATTCCCGGCACTTGCTGCACCGATAGCGTCCTTGGCTGTCCGCCTCTTTTTGGACTCTGCCCCAATCGCGTTTAACAGTCAGCACTTCCAAGCCCTCAAAGATTTATTGATCCGAGAGTTCGGGTCTTTTTTGGCTTTCTCGCCCGTCAGCTTCTTTTTCATGCCTTCCATGCGGGCGCAAAAAGAGTCGCGGCGCTTGCCGCCTTCGGGCTGCGGGGGCTTGAGGTTCATCCCCTGCTTTTTGGCAGAGGCACGCCCTTTGGCGTTCAGTCCGCCATTGGGGTTCTTGCCTTCCTTGCGTTGCCATGCTGGGGATTTTGCCATTACTTCCTCGCTGTCTTTGCAGAGTCGATGAAAGCCTGATCGGTGGGGGCACCCTTCTGGCCCGGCTTGCGCATCTTGTCACCACGCTTGCGCTTGGCGTTGATATTGGCATACAAGCCAACCTTTCCGCCTTCAGCATATTGCGTGAAATCGGTGTCGTCCCGGCGGGCTTTACGCACGCCTTTGGGCATTTTGCTGGGAGCAATCGCACCCATTCCACGAGAGGCAATCATATGTAACGTCCTTTGGTCTTGCCTTTGGTAGCAATACCGTCAGCACGACGCGAAGCGCTTGATGCTTTGACCGAGCCGCCACGTTTGAATGTCTCAGAGGTGGCTTCTTCGTTCTCGTAGTTTGTACGAGTACCGGGCTTGGTGACTTCAGTCAACGGTTTGGGGGTGCGGCGGGGGACGTACTTCATAGCAGTTTCGTCGCCCTGAGTTTCACGGTCGATTTCTGCCATGCGCTGGGACATATCCCGACGCATCTGGTTCTTTTCCGTCAGCGTGTTCCCCCGATCGCTGTAGGGTGCACGGGTCTTATATTCACCGGGAATAGCCTTACCGCCAACGGAGGGTTGCTCGACTTCAGAAGCCAGCTTAGTGCCGTACTTCTTACCGTTGAACTCAAACTCTTTCAGGCCTTCTTTCCGGGCATTAGCAAACGCCTGCCCAAATGCGCTGAGTTTTGCCATGACTTACCTCACTTCTTCATCATGCCGCCGCCACACATTTTGATCTGTGTGCCTTTGGTCTTGCCGCGCTGTGCAATGCCGTTGGCAGAAGCACGGAAAGTGCCGCCTTTGGCAAGCTTGGTCATGGGTTCGCCTTTGTGCAGACGGCTTTCGTGTTTGTTCACGGCCTTTTGCATCATGGCTTTGTCCATCTTCACGTCTTCGTGCTTCATATCGCCACCTTTTGAAAATTTGCGGCCCTTGTCCGCAGTTGAAAAGTCTTTGCCCACGGATTGTGGGACGCCTGCCTTCTTGGCAAATTCCGGGCTGTGGGCCACGGCCGCCATGACGTTGTGTTGTTTCTTGCTAACCGAGGGCACTGCGATGCTCCTTGATCAATGTGTCAATCTTGCTGTCCAGCCGCTCCAACCGGTCCAGAACACGGTTGATGTCAGCGTGAACTTCGGCCTTGGTCACGTACTCTTTGGCCACTTCTTCGCGGGTTTTGTTCAGCAGAATCGACAGCCGAGCGAGCTCAGCGTTCTTTTCCCGCAAAATCCAGCTCAGCATGGCAATACCCACTGAGAGCGCGGCGTTCCACAGCGTCGTATCCATCATGCCACCTTCAACCGTGCAGCCCGCAGATCTTCCAAAATTGGAATGACGACCTCTTCGCGGAAGTTGTTGGTGAATGTCTCGGAGCCAATGTGCGGCAGGCTGATGTCGACATCAATGTGCACCGTATACCCGGCTTGCGTAGCACGATCGCAAAAGAGGTAATCCTCGCCCACGTACTTGCCGTCCACAATGTCAAAATCAAACACCGCGCTGATGGTCTCGTCGGTGCCTTTGTTCTCGTAGCTCCACTCTGGGTGGGTTGCGATCAGGCCCTCAATGACGTGGCGGCGGATCAACATGAAGCCAGTGCCAACACGCTTGACGCGCATCAGGGAGCCATCAAACTCCAAGTTGCCTTTGTCGTCCCAGTACAGGTCAGCAAAGAACTTTTTGTCTTTGGCTCGGCGAGGATACGCCCCGGCCGTAATGTCTTTGTCGCCGCTTTGCGCCATCAAACGGAAGATGTCGTTGGGCGTGACCACCACGTCGGCGTCGATAAACAGCATGTCTGTGGCGTCTGTCTTCAAGAACTCGTTCACAAGGGCGTTGCGGGCCATCGTGATGATTGAGCAGTTGGACATATCTGACAGGAACACCGAAACACCAAGCTGGGCTGCCTGCGGCATCATCTGCGCCAAGGCAAACGCCGTCTTGATGTTGAGTTTTCCGTCATACGCCGGGATTGCAATGAACAACTTGCGACCGGCCAGACTTGCTTGTTTATTCTCAGCCATAGAACACTACTGCCGTCGTAGACGCTGCGCAAACCGCAGAGATATTGGTGTTGCACTTTGTGCCCTCTCCGGGGAACAAGATGTGCACCGTACCAGCAGCTGCTGGGGCTGTAAACGAAAACATGGCCGTGCCGCCAGTGCCGTCGTTGAGCACAACTGTGCCGCCGGATGGGTAGCTGATGGTGACGCCTTTGATGCGGGCTGGGCCTGCAAAAATGGTCGTAGTTGCACCAGCAGCAGCGGAAGCCGTTTTGACGTCTGTCTGCATCATAATCAATCTCCTGTGAAGCGGGGGCCGTAGCCCCCGAGATCAATTACTGTTGGCCAGCAGCGGGATAGCTGGAGCCGTCAGAAGCCTTGACCACGTATTCAACGGTGACGGTTGCAATACCGGTTGTGGCAGCAGTGCCAGTTGCGGCGTACACGCCAGTCACGATGGCGTCAGTAGAGCCCACGTTCAGCCAAGTTGCAATAGCTGCGCTGGTCACGGTTGCGCGGCCAGCAGCGATTGGGGTGGTGGAGGCGCCACCAACGGTAGCAATAGTGGTGCTGCCAATTTTGATGGTGATGGTGTTGCCTGTGCCTGCATCAAACGCTTCGGTCACGTCCACGTAGATGGCCAAGATTTGAGCGCCAGCTGGCAGAACAGCCATATTGGCGGCAGAAATGGTTGCCTTGGTGAGGGAGCCAGACTGAGCGACAACGGTTGCGCCAGTGTTGCGAATAGAGCCAGCGGTGGTGCCAGTGGTGTCTTTGACAGTGCCCAGCAGCCAAGGGCCAAGGTGAGTTGCGAATCCCATGATGATTTCCTTCATGCAGTTGAAGGTGCGTCAATCAGCATGATGTCCAGCCGGGACTGGTTTGACACACCGGAAAGCCCGGAGTGATTGCAATATATCACTGCACAGGCGTAGGTGCAACTTTTTTCTTTCTCGCCGCCAGCATTTTGGCCTTCCATTCTGGGTCGGCCCAGAGCGCTCTGGCTGCCGCAGCTTTGGCCGCTTTGA